CATAGCTTAAAAGCCAATCCACCCGGATTGATTATTGGACCGGCTAGGGCGATGTTCCGGATATGTGCACTCGATACCAACCACTCTACAAATGGCGCGGCACGAAGATCGACGAACGCGACCAGCCGACTGATCTCGACTGGCTGGGCTATGACGGGGAAATAATCATCGGGAGGATTCGGATGGAAAGCGGCGGCCCGAAGAATGGCCAGTGGCAATGGAGCGGCCTCGGCCCGCATGTCCGCCAATGGCTGACGCCGCAACAAGGATTCGAAGCAGAACCGCGCGAGGCTATGCGAAAAGTCGAGGAATACTATCACCGGCTGATGCGACATAATGGACTGCGTGGGAGCAAGGATGATAGCTGAATTTGATGGTATGCGCCTGAAAAGCGACGGGCAGAACATGCGGCTTCTGGGGAAGCTTCGTGCTACCGGCGCTGTTCCGAGCCCGACAGCCCCTGCTGCGAGGCAGGTTTTCTTCCTATGGGGCGTATGGCCTTGGCAGCTTGCGCGGCGCGTTGGAAGAAACGGATTTCCGTGGCGATGCTTTCGCGGAACGGATCGGTTTGGTTGAAGTAGTCGCGGTCCAGACCGAGCTTTGCACCGTCTGCATCGCCCTTATAATAGGTGCCGAACAAATGATCCCAAATCGGGAAATAATTGGCGAAATTCTTGTCGTGATGTTCCCGCACTCGGGAGTGGTGGATGAAGTGGTCGCGTGGTGACTGGATCACGTATTTGCCAAACCAGCCATGCCAGGGAATGGCACTGTGCTTGACCAGACCAATGGCGTTAAAGGTGATGATCACGCAGGCGAATTCGGCCGTTGGCAGGCCGACAAGCAGCGCCGGAACGACCATGATGGCCATGTTTATGGCCTTCTCCAGCGGATGCTCCCGCGACGAAGTCAACGCGTTGAACTCTTCGGCTGCGTGGTGAAATTCGTGCAGCCGCCATAGTACGGGCAGCCGGTGCATCAACCGATGCTGCCAGTAGCTCAAAAAGTCTGACAGCACCAGAAACATGAGAACATGTGCCCAGCCTGGCAGCCTCCCGCCAAGGTCCAGGTGGGGGGCATCCTGAGCCGCGCGGGTGATGGCATAGGACAGACCAAATGACGCGAGCGCCGCGAATAGCGTAATCATTCCCGTCGTCTGAAGGACGAAATAGACAATGTCGGTGATTGTGGATTTGCTGCGTTCGAAGAAAACCCGACGGAACCCGGAATTGCCGAACCCCACATAGGTGAGTTCCACCGCGAAAACCGTCAAAACCAGGCCGATGGAAATGGCGAAACTGAGGGCCATTGCCCGTCCATTCAGATAGTAAGTGCCGTAAAAAAAGCTCCCAAGCTTGTACAGGCAGTACTCGACCAACTCCATGGGACTGCTCCAAACACGAACCTGTACAGCTTAGTCCCGAGGATGCGCTTTTGCGAGATTGCTAAAAAGGACGATCGAGGCGTCCTTTTGACGTATTACCGGCGGAGGAAGTGCAGTCCCGGGAGGCATGCCGGAGGGTGGAGGAGCACTGCGAAAAAATGGCAACTAGCCGAAAGGTTCATAAAAAGAACTATCCGGACGGGAACAAGTAGACACGGAAGTTGGCGCTGATTCCGAAGGGCGATTGAAAGATCTGCTAGCTGAAAAGGGATTGCGGATCGTGTCGAGCGGCGCGGTCGACCGCACGCAATCGCACCGACCTCTCGTAAACATATACCGAACGAATAGCGAAGAGATCGGCATGAAGCTGCTCAAGGAGGGTTACGCGCGGAGCCTGATCGGAATGATTGGTGCGGAACTGTACGGGAACTGCATCCGCTGACTGGTGGTTAGCCGCTTGGATCGTTGAATAGCGTCTGCCCTGTCTGTTCGCGATCTGCCCCTTCTAAGGGGCCGGGCCGCGTAGAGGGCAATGGTCCACTTCCTTTCCAACCTTTCTGCGTGGCCCGTATATGGCATGATGAACAAGGCATCTCCACTTCATCTCGAGTTTCCCCAACTGCCCTGCTTCGGCGGGGCTTTTTTGATGCCCCGACAGCCCCGCCTTGTCTCTTAACGGATCATAAAAAAATCCGTCCGCCGGGGAACAATAGGCTTTGTTGACGGTAAGGAGGCCGGGTCGTGCGGAGATTAGTAATGGCAGCCACACTCGACATTTCGATGTGCGACCCAACTCAACCCAGAACTAGCCCCGCTCCCAAAGAGCGGGGCCTTTTTTGTCCGGTTAGGTCAGGAAGGTCGTGATGCTGATCCCGGAAATCAGTCCGGCGACGAACAGCGCGATCCCGAAACGCACGAGACTGGCGTTCGCTACCCGGCCATTGTCAACATCCGGAGCCATCGACACCAGAGCGGCGGAGATCAACAACATCCAGGAGATGAATGGCGACACGGGCGAGTTGGCGAGATAGTCGGGGCGACCGTTCACATTGAGAACGATGGCCCAGATCCTTTGGCCGAATAGGATGACAAAGGTCAAGTAGACGCCGACGATGAGCACCTGATAGCCCTCTCTCCCTTCCCTCAGAAAGAAAAAAGCGTCCCTTGTGTACCTGACCAGCACGGCGAAGACTGCTCCGAGCGCCAGGCTGTAGGAAACCTTCGTCAATTGCTCGATCGGCAGCAGCACGTATAGCCCCCAGAAGGACAGTATGGCCCCCAGCACCCCCCACGCCGCAAGGCTCCTCTTGAACCGCTTCATCTGCCCTGCCCTTCTCTCATGCTTTTTATGGCTTGCTCTGCGATCTCTTGCACGCGATGTCGCCGGCGCTCGAATGTGACGGTGGCCTGCGCGAGTTCCGCCCTAAGCTCCCGTTGCTCTTGCTCGATCTGCTTGGCCTGGTGATCAGCCTTCGGCTTCCGGCTTAGCCATGAGGACAAGCTCATCCCTGCCTCCTGTCGAGGTTCCGCATCAGCAGAGGAAGAACCGTGTCCATGGTGGTTGTCAGCTTTTGCACCAGAGGAAGAATGATCTTCAGGGATTCGATATTGGCCAACTGAGCTTCCTTCAGCTCATTGTCGAAATCTTCCCTATCCTTGTTCCGGCCCTTCCGCTCGTAGACGTAGAGGCCGGCCATGATGAGGGCGAGAACGCCTAACGGCCCCTGCGAGACGAGATAGCTGCCGATTTCGCCGCTGATTTGTTCCATGATTCTCGCTACCGCGCGCCGAGGCGCTTCTGGATGTCTTCGTAGAATTCGACCGTTCGCTGCTGCCGGCCGTTCGCCCGATCGAGCGCCTGTCGCTCCCGCGCGAGGATCGAGATCACCGACTGGCCTTCCGTGACCGCAGCGTGAGGCTCTTGGCGCCGGAGATCATCGGGAAGCGCCGGAAGCAGCACACCGGCTTGCGCCTGCCCTTTAGCGGTAGCCGCACGGTTAAGCCGCTCAGTGGCGGAGCAGCCAGTCACGATCAGCAGCAGTGACAGCACAAGCGCGGTTCTTTTCGGAAAGCTGAAGCTCATAGGAGGAGATTTCCTGTTCTAGGGTGTCTTTGGCGGCCTGCTCTGAGGCCTGGGCGGCCTCGAGGCGTTTCCGGTGTTCTTCGGTGGCCTGGGCCGCAGCGTTGCGCTAGCGCTCCATCTCCGCGGCGTGGGCATCGGCGGCGGTCTTCTCAGCCTGGAGAACGTAGCCCGCCCGCGCCTCGCGAGCAGCGGAAGGATAGCCGATGGCGACGGCGTAGACGTGGTAAAGGAGGATGCCGGCCGCGACCCCAGCGGCAAGCTTGGCATAATCGAGGAATCCGAACATCACAGGTCCTCAAGGCAGAATTGGCGTTCCTTTTGCCGGCGGCGCGTCAGGCCGGGAAAGACGATGCCGGCGGCGCGGTTCCACTTCAGCAGAGCCTCGCAGCCTTCGGCCGTTTTGCCCTGATTGATGAGCTTGACGGCACTCGATCCGCAGGCCGCCTTGACCCCGACATTGTAGGCGAAGGAGGTCAGCGCCACGAATCGAGCATCCGGCAGCGGGACGGCGACGCAGTGATCGAAGCCCGCGGCATATGTCTGCAGCTCGAGCGCCAGCAGCGCCTTGCACTGCTCCACAGTCTTGTGGTCGCCCGGCTTCACGCCGTTCGTTGAGCCGTAGCAGATCGTCCACGGCTGCCCCTGCGTCGCCGGATCGGGATAGGCGTTCTGACGAAGCCCCTCGAAGCTGCCCACCAGTGCAACGGCCATTGCAGCCGCGGCGCTACCCTTCTGAAGGCGGTTTGCCATTCAAATCCCCTGAGACTTTCTGTTGAACGAAGATGCGGGCGATGATCGCCGCAACGGCCAGGAGGCCGGTGATCGCCGACATGGCGAGTTGGATGTAGATGTTCTTCGCAACCCACGTGGCGGCGACGAAGGTGTAAATCGGCTCGATGATGATGCAGAGCAGCGCCAGGACCATGAAGCGCACCGACCAGGCATGCTTCAAGGTCTGCCGCCAGTTATGGACGAGCATGGGGAGGTCTCCGATTTTGGATGTGAAAATGCCGCCCGGAGGCGGCTTGGCTTTTTAGCGCGGGCGCGCATCAAATGATGTCAGGGAGGTGGGGTAGCCAAGACTCGACATCTTCACCCTTCGCCATATTTCCTTAACACCATCAAGGAGGGAAATATGTTTCGAGCACTAGCCGTTTCTCTATCTGTCAGTGCCACAGCTATCCTGTGCCAGCCCGTTTTTGCGGCTGACATGATTGAGGGTTATCGCCCACCACCGGCTACGCGCCATG